ATGCTCAACGATACAAAGCTCAAAAAACTAAAACCAATGGAGAAGGCATATCGAATTGCCGATCAAGGCGGTCTATGTATTGAAGTCCGTTCCACCGGTGCAAAGCTCTGGCGTGTTCGCTACCGTTTCGCTGGCAAGGCATCCATGATCAGTCTGGGTGAATACCCTATTGTTAGCCTGGCTGAAGCACGTCAAAAGCAGGAAGAAATCAAATCGCTGCTTGCTAATAACATCGATCCGGCTGTACATCGCCAGCAGGAAAAAGCCAGCATGCTTTGTGACGAAAATAGTTTTGAAGCCATTGCCAAAGAATATGCCGCTAATCGCCTGCAGGATAAATCTCAAACCTATATCGATGCCTTTCACCGGGCAATGGAAAAAGACATTTATAAAGTGATTGGTCACAAGAATATTAAAGATGTCACCTCTGCCGATGTTCTGAAGATCATGCAAAATACGGTGAAACGGGTTAAAGGTCAGGATAACCATGGCACTGGTGAAGTGACCGCGATTGAAAACAGAAAGAAGGTTGGTTCTGTGATGCGGTATGCCATTGCAACATTAAGAGCCGAGAATGATCCAACTTATGCAGTCCGTGAAGTCATCGCACGACCAGATGTAGAACATGCCAGACCATTAACGCTGACCGAAAGGAAAATGTTTAGAGCGCGGATTGATAGTTATGGCGGTGCTGAGTCGACTGTGAATTCGATCTTGTTCCTGTTTTACACCATGCTTCGTACGATTGAAGTGCGGCGTCTACAGTGGTCATTTATTGACTTTGAAAACCGCATTATTACTTTTGAAAAGCAGTCCAGGGAACAGCTTAAAAAAGGCATGCGCCTGACAAAGAAGAATAGAACACATGTGGTGCCTATGTCAGAGCAGGTGTATCAGTTATTACTTAAACAAAAGAAGCTCACTGGCCGCAAAAAGTACGTTTTTGAAGGCGTCTATAATGGTGGGATGATGCCAGCCACTACGATCAACCGGGCATTGCAGTATATTATGCAGAATGTCACAGCACATGATTTCAGGGCTACTGCATCCACCCTGCTGAATGAGCTTGGTTATGATGAAAAGTGGATTGAAACGCAGCTGGCCCATGCTGATGAGAATAAAACACGTGCATCATATAACCATGCTAAGTATCTAGCGGACCGTAAAAAGATGATGCAGGATTGGGCTGATATTGTGGATGGGTGGAAGGATTAAATAACCCCAACACATATCCCCACATTCACATTCGTCGTAATTGAATGAGCTGTGCAACCTGATAGGAGGAAGCACAGCATTAAAATTTTAATTACGCTTTTCATAGTCAATTAACACTTTGGCCACCGCCTTTGCAGCCAACCAGTAACGCGCATTGAATCGAGCAAGTTCATCTTCATTTGAGATAAAGCCAAGTTCTACAATTAAGCCACCAGCATTCACATAAGCAAGACGGCCACGTGCAGATTTACTTTGATCAATCCAGCCATTATCACCACGTAAGCGACTGCCCAATGCATCAGCTACAGCTTTAGATAAGTCTTGAGCCAGTTTCTTATCTTTGGGTAGTGCAATCGTTTCCACACCATTTGCCTGTTTTGATGTTGCAGCATTCATGTGAAATTCGACTGCCACACTTGAGCCTTGAATTAATTTTACCGCAGCAGACAATGGGTCGTTCTTGGTGCCAGTGCCATCGGTCTTGACTTGCAGCCCTGCTTCACACAAATAGTGAGTCACTGCATTGCGGAAATTGACGACCAGATCTGCTTCTTTGGTTTTACCGTTTACTGCACCCGGATCAGAATTACTATGGCCAGCTGTAGCTGTGACAAAACCTAAGGTCTGATTGTGTAATTGTGGCTGTGCAATTTTTCGACCTACCCAACTCAGTGCTGGCAATACAGTACCAATAATAAAAGGTGCATATTGTTCAGGGATAAAGTTGAAGTCTAATGCCCACTGCAGTGTTAAAGCTGCAAGCATTAAAAAAGCCCCCAGTAGCGGGAGCTTTACAGATAAGTACTGAAGTGCACTTTCTTGGATTAATTTCATTTTTCCTCTCTCATGTTTCGTTCATAAAGTTTGTTGCGGATTTCTTCAACCGTTCTTAAAAGTTGGTCAGATTGTTTTTCAAGGACTTGGATTTTTTGACTATTCGCCATTGCTTGCGCATTCACGGTGTCAGTTTTAGCAGTTTGATTATTCCAGGCAGCTGCAAATACACCGATGATTGCAATGCCTCCCCAGCGAACCAGATTAGTAACACTATCAATCTTAGTTTTACTTTCATGCAGCACCCGGATCTGCATATCGACTTCTTTGTGTTTGACTTCAGCATCCACTCGGATTTGCTTCATTTCATCTCGAAGGCTTGATTTTGTTCTATCTAAATCATCCTCAAGATTTTTCTGGATCTTTTGTACATTGCTATCAAGGTTTTGTTGTTTCTCTTGAAGTTGATCGAACTGCATGCTCATACGGTCAATTTTTTGCGGTACATCTTCAAGTTTTCTCATTTCCTGACGCATCTCTTGGCGCAGTTGGCTGATACTTTCTGATATTGCAAGTAATTGTCCGGATGTGGCTGCAGGTGGATCAGTCAAATAGTCATTCGACATTGCGCCCCCTAAATTTTGGTAATAAAAAAGCACCCGAAGGTGCTGTCATTTGGTTAAATTTAGACTTCTATTTCTGAATGCTGTCCAGTAGGTGCTGGCCTTAGGATCACTTGGTTTGAGATGAATACTCTGGCACCCAGGTTATAAGTTGTGCCGGATGTGCATAATACTGGACCAGATCCACCATCGATCTGTACCCGGTATTCTGGATGTTTCACTGATGTAATGGTGCCAATGTATTCGGCCTGGGTCGGATTAAGTAGCTTGCGCAATTCAAACAAAGGATTAGTCACGGCTGATGCGCTCCACAGTAATGGTTTCATTGACCTTTTCATGTGAGAAGCTGCCTGAAACTGAATCAATCACACCCCACCACTGACCATTAAAAGCAATAGTTTTCCCAGGTAGCATCTCTCCAATCTCCTGACTGACCGGGATATCAGAGAATGTGTGCAGTTCCTGAATATTGGCTTTCACCAATGCATTCTTCCCATAGCTGGCACCTGATATCACATTGAATAGTGGACCAGTGACTGTTTCTAATGGCACATCACCCGAAGTACCACGTTGCTGTACTTTCAGACTTTCACCAGATCGGCTATTCACTACAGTGATGGCATTGAAGTCTGCCTTATATTCATCGTTCTTTTTGATGCTCTGCTGCATCACCAGGCTTTCAGATAACAAAACATCGTAATCATCTACAGACATCGCGTCCCAATAGCCTTTCTGGTACCTTGGCAAGATAGTCAGTGTATTACCTGCTTTCTGACTATAGATAAAGCCACCACCTGCATCAACCACCTGCTTTATTGCATCGATTGGCGCAAGTTCTGCATAGCTCAGGCTTTCAATCGGTACAATCCAACCCAGATCATCAATCAGTTTCCAGTCCAGAGTTGTACCGCTATTCGCTCGATCCAATTCCGCTTGAACCAGCTGCACAGAAGTGCGCTCATTGTCCTGAATGAATGAGCGTGTTGGCCCATATTTAGCAGAGTTTAAAGCTGTCACACTTCGACCCGGGTATGTATATAAAACACTGGCAAAGCGTCGGGTTTCCTCTGGATCTTCCAGCAAAATATGATGCTCAAATCCATTGATCATAACTTTAAGGATCACAGGCTGACCATTGATTGGTTGCAGCTTGTCTTTTTCCGTATGAGCCACAGTAATGGAATAGGTCCAGCACCATTGCGACCGGCTGGTGCTATAGGTGCCATCCATGACTTTAATCTTCTCGCCGGTATCTAATCGCTCGGCTATTAATGTATTCACGATATACCACCAGTTCTGTTTAGGCAGTGCTGGAATGCAGTCATCTGCACCAAAATTTAAAACAACATTGTGTGAATCAACGTCATGACATAGACAGATGAAATTTAAATCACCAGTGCCCTCATATTTAGGTAATTCGGGCTTTGGCCAAGGTTGAACCGGATGCTTGCGGTAATGGATCGCTTTGGCTTTATCCCATGGCAAATCTGACTTGGTAATAATCTCAAGGCCTTTATCCCACTCAAATGAAAAGCGGTGCTCAAAGACTTGGGCCACTTCATGTAAATAAGTGAAAGTCTTACGTCGGCGGATCATTTCCTGCCAGACCGTTTTCCGGTTGTGACGCAGCTTGATTGTTTCTTCATGCGCATAGAGTTGATGAATAAAGCGTTTATCGCCATCTTCCCAGTGTATGTATGCATCAGAACTTAAATCGGTTGCCTGCTCATGTATCGACCTGATCGCACGATTTAATGACCCTGCCTGCTCATGTCGCAGATCCGCTTGATTGGAAATTACTAAGCCCTGCTCATAAAAAAGAGCATCATTCGAGACTCTTAATATTGGCTTGGCCCACGGTATTTCTGTGGTGCTCAGGCATGCAATCGCTTTCTGATATCGCATGTCAAAACCATAAGACACCCCGACCAGATGGTTGATATCGAATAATGCTTTAACTTCAAATTGAAACTCAGTATCTATAACGGTATCAATCGTGCACAGATTTTCACTAAATACTGCTTCGATTTCAAAATTTAAGCTCGTATCTAAAACAGTATCGATCTGACCAATAACATCAGTGTTTTCCTTAAAAACTGCAATGACTTCAAAGCTAAATTCAGTATTAAGTACCGTGTCTATGACTGCAGTATTTGCACCGCTATCCGCATAAACTGCTGTGATTTCAAATGAGACCTCGGTATCGAGTACAGTATCAATAACAGCCGTAACATCATCACCGAAATTGAGATTAGTTGAGCCATCAGCCAGGTGTTCAAAATTCAGAATGATGTTGTGGCTGTCGGTATTATCAGGCTTAAAGTTCAGGTTTAGGTTGTGAGCATCAATGGTGCCGAGCTTATTTTTAAAATCCACATGAGCACCCTTTTAATTCAAGGTCTGAGTTTTATCGATTGGATAGACAAGGTGCCACCCACGACCAGATTAGTATTCGCCAAGGTGATGTCTGTTCCCACGGTTAAATCTGCAGTCACTTCACCCGTACCATTATAAATACGTGCCCAGGTGGCGGTCCCTGTTTTAATGACGGTGGCTGTATCTGTTGGGTGAAGCTCTACATAAGTGGCCGTAATTTCTTTGATACATGGCTCAGGAAATACCAACGTCACCAAAGCATTGTTTGAATCGGCTGCAATTGATGTATTTGCAGGCTGCACACCTTGATAAAAAATAACGGTAGCACTTTGGCTACCGCTATCCATAAAATTTGCAAAGGCTTGAATCATCGCAAGCCGAGCATTAATAGATGTTTGACTCATTTTGGCACCACATTATCTTGAATGACTGCGTTGAATTGAGAGGCGGGATCATGAGCAATAACAAAAAAAATGATTTTTGATAGATTGTTGAAAGTGTAATTCCCATCTACATCTGTTAAAACTTCAGATATTTTTTTACCACTATTTTTTTCATAAAGCCTTACTCTACAAGGAATTTTTACACCTAATTTACTCACTTTACCGATAATTTTGAAGTTCTCTTTTGAGGATGTAGCTGTGCCAGAGTTTAAGAACACAGGATTAAGATTCAGAGTAAATGGACTCATAATACCCCCAATTGGAAGAGAACCTGACCCGCTACGGCATAGGTTGTATTGTTCTGAACAGCAAGATCGAGCGCAAGATAACAATTTTCTTGATAATTAAAACAATCCAAATGGTTGAACGGTTTTTTTTGAAACAACCAGTTTATGGCCGGCATCTTGCCTCTGAAAAGCCCATTTTCATTAAGAAATACTTGTGCAAAAACTATCTTGTTTAGCGCTGTAGAAACAGGTGCATAGTTGTTTGAGCCCGTTGTAATTGTTGATGTGCCTGGTCTGATCTGCAATGATGTAGAGCCAAGAAGCGCATATGATTCATTCTGCGTATAGTCACGCTGAACAATGATATTGCTAACAATGGTTCCGACTGCAGACTGTTTCATTGAAGTTGGCGAAATATTCACCCCGGCTGCGACATATTCCAGCGTTGCTAGTAAGAAATTATTAGAACTATCCCCTTCAAGATAAGATTCAAAACTGCCGAAGCCATAAAGCACTGGCAATGATGTCGGCGTGGTTGCCACCAACAAATAAAAAAAGTCCCCACTCCCGATCAATGTCCAAGCTCGAATCCCGTTGGTTGGAGCAGCCGAATCAGCGCCACCAACCGTCACGCCACCATCAATCGAGCCATCTAGATTATTTCTTGCGTAGTACCACTTTGCCCACCCATTGAAAGCATTTGCGCCGCTCCCCATACCTGCCCAATTTTTATTGGGCGTATTGCTATCATACGGAGCCTGCACACCGAGCATCGTATCAATATCTATCATGCTCTCTACAATGCCAACTTTTGCATATTTTGCGTAACTAGCATTCCACACCACATCCCTTTCATCAATGACCCGCAGGAATGGGCGGCTAGGTAAAAGTAAATTTTTAGAACGATATGCTGCTTTGCCACCGCCAGTTAGATTACTACTTGAGAAAGGCTTTTCCCAGCCCAAGGGGGGTAATGATGCTGTGATTGTACCTGTTACAGTCGCTGTGCTTGGCGCTGCCGCAAGTTCAAAAGTGACACTTTGTGCATTCGGCACAGTTAAGATTCGATGCTCACCATTAAATTCCGGTTGGCTAGCACCTGTAATTTTAATCACCTGGTACTGTAGAAAATTATGCGCTTGACCAAAATCAGCAGTTACTTGTCTTCCTTCCACCACCAATGATGTAATGGTCTGCGCGCCAAAACCATTGAGTAAACAAGCATCTAATATCTCTAACAATGATCCATATGTGTTTTGCAATTGTGGTGCATTTGTATTGGTATGCACATAAAACTTAATATCTGTACTTGCGACCATTTTTATTCACTCATAAAAAAGACCACATAAGCGGCCATATTCGATTTAATTTTTTAAACAATGCGATCAATGTCACCACGCAACATGATCTGAAACTGATCTGACAGCACAGCTGGCTCAGATTGCTTTACCGTGCGAATCACCCAGACAGGAAAGTTTGCAGCCACCGTATTAAAGCGCATGACGTTGCCATTGGCCCAGCCTGCCCCCCAGCCTTCTTTCTTGATCACAAAGTATGGAACACCCGTGACTGGGTTGATCGGCGCATAGTCTGCATTGACTGTGCCGGTGCCAATCTGGCCGGAGTATTCACCAATGCAGCGGAATTCTGTTGCGCTGGTAAACTGTATATACCAGCGCTCCTGAATCGTACCCTTGTTTGACACCATGAATGGATAAAGCGCATCGTTGTAGTTTGCTGGTATCGTTGCACCAACAGGCTCATCTGCCCATGTACCATTCCAAGAGCCCTGCACAAATTTACGTGTATATCGTGCCTGCATATCATCAATAACCAAAGCAGACCCCACAATAGTATCCACCGCATCATAGTTATGCGTTAAAGGCTTGGTAAAAGTCAGCTGTCCATTGATTTGCACGTCACGAATTAAGCCCATATCTTGATAGCGATATTTCACTATCAGTGGTGCAACCAGACTACCCAGCATGAAGTCACCGCCCAGTGTCACGCGACCATAATCATAGTCGACCGTGTACAAATCGAAGGCTACTTTCGCTCCGTTGGTATCTTCCAATTCCGCCCATGAAATGCGCTGATCATTCAGATCGTATGTAGTACCTGCAATTGCACTGGGTAGCTCTTGCGCTTTGCTTGAGCTAACAATACCAATGCCACCAACACGGAAGATCGGCACCCGGCCATCGATCGGCAAGCGTGTAGCAGACAGACCTAGAATTTCAGAATCAAGTGGAATGTAAGTATAAGCCACAGCGTTATAACGTACAGATGAAGCATCCACCCAGACTGGCACATTAATATAACGACCATCCACATCATCATATTCAAGTAAAGGGTCATACCAGTCATTCTCTTCAATTTCAGCCCGGTTGGCTTCGGTGATTTTGGTTTTGGTATAAAAATAAATCGTGACAAAACCATTATCCCAATTCACTTGACCATGCGCACGACTGGTTTCAATCACCCCATTCTCATCAGCGGTTAGTGTGAGCTGGCCGAATTCAATGGTACCTACAACCACAGTCAAAGACTGCGGCCGGATCGGCATGATTGGTGTTCTGAAACTGATCTTATTGACTGGTAACAGGTCGGTTGTGGTGGTCAAGGATTCCAAAGTAATCGTGTTATCTGCATTTGGGGTCCATGAGTCGATTTCAACAATACCGGTACCGTATTGAATGACACCCGACTGAATCCCACTGTTATTGGCCGGATTCACATTGCGATATAGCAAACCAGCACGATCCAGAAAGGTATCTACACCGACTTTAAATCGGGCTGAACCTGTCAAAATCTGCTCATCAAAACCAGAAGATAAATCCAGCTTGAGCTTGTTTGCCGTCACCGTATGTGTTGCTGAGTTAGAACCTGATGTGTCACGATATTTAACTTGTACATCAACAGCATTAAAGGCCTTCAGCTCAACCTGTTCGCCTTGAATGTCTGATGTTTGTGGAGAATAAAAAGACATATTTTCCTCTCTAGGCAGCCGCATAGATAGCCATAGGTGTAAAGGTTTGCACAAATCTGCTCGCTGTACTTTTTGGTGTGACTTCAACTGCACCCGTCGCATAGATAATGGTGCCTTGCACTTGACCACGGCTATTCACTAAATTCCCCATGGTTGCATTCACCGGCACATCTGTCAGGGTTACAGATCCTGTAATCCCCTCATTGCTTTGAAGTGGAATTTTTAACTCAACACTATTTGGCTGAATCGCTGGTCCTGTCCCGATTGTGAACGTCATCTTTTGGTTTATAGGGGTGACATCCATTTTGGTCTGTTCAAGTGAAGTGCCGTAGTTATAGATCACTGAAAAGACTGTACCTTTCTGTGGCAACTTATTCGGAATGATTTTGCCAATCCCGGTGGCATAATTAATTTCACCGGTGGCATCACCGGTAAATTTGCCCTGGGCATTGGAGGTTGCTGTTTTTTCTTCACCTTCTAGCGTCCAGTTAATCGTGATACCCGGCAATACACCTGGTCGACCCAAATCGAAATCAAATGCAGCTTTGTTTACATTCAGATTTGACCGTACAAAAGTGACAATTGGTGTGCCCCAGTTCAGCAGGATCGGCGTATCTACATCCGGCAGTGCGCCAGTGGTCAATAACCACGAACCGGTCTCATAATTGATCATGCCCGAACCAAAAGACGGACTGGCAGCTTTTAACTGCCCCGAGCCATCATCTTTAAGTTCATAGAACTTGCCTTGCGACATGTAGGAAATGGACAGTGCACCAGGTGCCGGAATAGGAATTAACACTCCAGTCCAGTTAGTACTTTGATTATTTTGAGTTACCGGAATGGCATGGCTTTGGTAATACTGATTCGGTGCAGCTGCTGGTTTAAATGTAATATTCAGACTTGCGGTTCCAGCCGGTGCTGCCGCAGTCCACTGAATTAATCCACGTTGATAATCAATCGTGCCAACTTGTGTGCCTTGCGTATTCTTGAGTAAACCACCCTGATCAGTAATCTGCTGACCTTGCACCGTGAAAGAAACACTGGAAGGAATCACAGCTGAGCCGATATACAGATTCTGACTGACACCAATTACCATGTTTGGATAACTGGCTGTAATGGTGCCTTCGTTACCTGCAACCAGCACTACACTCTCACCTGCAGCATTGACATCAATAATTGGGGTTTCTGTCTGAGCGGAGGGAATCAGCTGAGCAAAGATGCTTTTGGTATTGACTGTGAATTCTCCAACGTTTGCATCAGATGCGAGCGCCGTAGATGAATAATACAGCCCAGTATCTGCAACAATCGTATCACGGATGATGGTTTTGGATACTGCGTTACCCTGATACCACTGACGAGCTGAAAGACCCACAAAGTCGATCTCAAGCGGATCATTTAGCGAGTAAGTAGCAACTTTGTACTCGACACTCTTGTTATCTACCACCATTACAGCAGTTCGTGTTTCAACTTTAGTAATACGTACATACTGCTCACGCTCTAAAGCCTTACCTTCATCACTGATCAGGACAATCGTATCCCCAACGGATGATTCAACCTCTTGTGGGAACATAGCCACCTGTAGTGATGACATGCCTTTCCAGTGCGTATCCAGTGGCGTACCAGCAATCTGACCGCCCTTGGCCAGATAATTCTCTACCCGGTTCTGAGCCGACTGACGTTCATCCGTCCAGTTTTTGGTGCTGAACAGCAATGCGGATACGTTCGGATCTTCTGGTAGTTCGGATACAAAAACCGTTGCACCCATTAATAGATCAGTGTCTTCAGTGGTGACAGCAGGGAAAACTTTCCGCATGGATACATCACCCATGGTTCGATCCATTTCCGATACGTCATTGAACAGGTTATTGCTGATACCATCCTGAACTACTACACCCGAGTATTTACCACCGCCATCCGAGTTATCAGTCAAGCGTTCAGACTTGTAAATTACTAAATCCTTGGTTTCAATCGCCATCGTCTAACTCCGTAAAGCGTAAGGTCACATTAAAATAATCATCCAGTGATACCGCTGGAATCCCTTTCACCGGTGTAGCTTCTAAAGCTCCATCCTGGTGGTTAAATTTGACTATGAATTCTCGGTTGTCATGAGGCTGCTCAAACTTCAGTCTGAAAACTTCGTTCTGCAACATGGACCATTCTCGAACAGTCCGTAATTCACGCAATTTGATCCAGCCCATTTCCTGATCTGCTGGCTGTAAAGTAATAGGCCGACCAGATTTCTTTTTGCCTTCCTGAATATGCAAAGTGCCATCCATTGCATAAGCCTGAGTTTGTTCGATGGGCTTCCAGGAGAATTCATCAGACCATAAAAAACCGTCCTCTAATGGGACGGTTTCTGATGTTGCTAAGCGAATAAGTTTCATGTTGATTTCGCTATACCTTTTAATTGATTTACCAGATTGGTCATTACATCCTTTTGGCTTGCATCACCTGTAAGGGATAGGGTTTGACCTCCAAATTGAATGTTGTAATTCACACTTTCCTTAATGCTTTGTGTAGCAGCATTTGATGACACAGAAGGAATTGACGGCGCATAATCACCCAAGCTACCAGAACCAGTTGAAGCCACATTGATACTGCGAAGCAATTCATTGATCTTGTTGGTTCCGTGCTGAGTGGTTATTCCATTGGCTGCAGCTCGATCAAATTCAGCATTGATCAATGCTTTCATTGCCACGCTGCTTTCCTTTCCAAGACCTTCAGCTTTAGCATCACGATCAGCGGCCATAGCCTTGGACCAGATGGTAGAAGCCAATTTTTCAGCCTCTTTATCGTCATAGCCTTTGCTTTTCAGCTGTGAAATCACATCAGACTTGGTGTAAGAATCGTATTCGTAGATTCCTTTACTCAATGCTTCGCCTTGACGCTTCATTTCCTTATTGAAATCACTTTTAGCTTTAGAAACTGCATCAGCCCAAGCTTCGGTAGAAGATTTGGCTTCTTCACGTGCAATCTGACCTGCGTGACGGTATCCATCACCAATGCCACGTGCGGAATCCTTAACGCGGTCATTGGATTTGGTCCAATCATCCATGGTTTTGACAACAGCCTTTCCAGTATCATCAATCTGCACTTCTAGATTACGCCCGGCATTCATTGCATTTACCGCTGCAATTCTTCCTGCGTCACCGGATGCAGCCGCAGACTGAGCAGCTTTTTCATAAGCCTTTTGAATGCCTTCAGCAGTAGCCTTGCCGCTATCACGAATCGTGATGTAATCCATTAAGGCCTGTTGAGCGGAAAGCTTTAACTGCTCTTTGGTCTGAATACCAAGGCGCTTAAACGCTTCAGTAACCGGATCAATGTCATCTGGTAGTCCTTGAGCCTGTAGCTTGATCGTAATTAAACCCTGCTCAACCTGCGATGTTGAAATCTGACCTTGGGTGCCAAACTCCTGAAGTTTTGCTTTGGCATAGTCAATTTCAGCTTGGCTTTTCGCTGTTTCCAGCCATTTAAGCCAAGCTTGATAGGTCATATCACCAGCCTGTTTGCCCTTAACACCAAGATCATCAAGGCCACCTGCAAAGTTATCTAGCTGGCCTTCTGTTTCCTTGAATTTTGCAGAAACTCGATTTAAAGAAACATCTAAATCCAGGCCTAAAGCGGTTGCAGCTTTGCGGGCTTTATCTGTGGCATTACCTTGGTTTTCAGTTGCTTTCGCACCATCATCCATGGCTTTGACTATGGCCTTCCCAGTGCTATCAAACTCAAACTTTAAACCTTGAGCTGCAAGAGTTGTTTGTAGGGTTTTTTGGGTGGCTGCATCCGCTGCTTTTTGAGTGCCATCTGCTGCTGTAAGTTGAGCATTTACCCAATCTTGTGCAGCTTTAATCTTAGCCTCAGTGATTTTCTGGCTTTCAGCCTGATAGGCTTTTTCCTTGGCATCAAGCTCAGCTAAACCCTTAGTTGCCAAATCAATGGAAGCTTGATTGCCAGTTTTGCGTGCCTCAAATAACTGTTGCTCTAATTGAATACGCTCATCACTAATAGCCTTGTAATCAGCCTTATGCTTTTCCTCCTGAGCCTTCAGCTCTTGAAGAGTTTTATTGGCGTTATCAATCCTCTCCTGATTTGCCTCTTCTTCAGTTTGAGTTATGTCTTTAATGGCTTGCTGGATGGCAGATTTGCTTTCGAGTGCAAGTCTATTGGCTTCTCGTCCATTCTTTTCAGCCTGTCTAAACAGAGCATCAGACGCATTCTGAGCCTGTGCAGCAAGATCATCGAATCCTAAGAAATCCAATACGGCGGCGCTAAGCGCATAAATACCACCGGAAATAAACTGGATACCTGCAAGGAGTAGCTTCAAGGCAATATTTAATCCGGTAGCACCATCGGAAACCACACCCAGTGCAATTTTAAAAACATTGAATAAGGTTGTTAAGCCGCTAACCTCTTCCTTACCACCCATAATTGCGTTAAATAGCGGGGCGATTGCATCCAAGGTAGATGTGAAGGCACTCCAGGCGGTTTCAGCGATTCCTGCCATGCCTGAAATGACAGTTTTAATCGTGTCATATACAGCAGATAAAGTGCTTCTAACAGCCTCAATTGTAGATGGATCGATTTCAGAGAGCTTGTCTTGAAACCATCCAACACCTTCAGCCACATCATCAAAGAATACTTTTAAAATTCCAAGATTATCAGCGATGACTGAGAGAGCATTAGCTACCGTAGCGCTTGACCCATTGGCTTGATCCATCTCACCAATCAGGATTTGCCACTGTGTTGATATCTTCTGCAGTGCATTGCTAATAGTAGTTGGAAACTGGTTGTAGGTTTCTTGGATCTGGGTAGCCTGGCTTTGAACAGCTTTAACAACTCTTTCAGAGGTAAGCTCCCCATTTTCAGCCATCTTGCGAAGTTCGCCGGTAGTGACTCCCAACCCTCTAGCTAATGCTTCAGCAAGACCATAGCCATTTTCCATGATGGAGTTGAATTCTTCACCGCGAAGAACACCGCCTTGCATTGCTTGAATAAACTGAGTGATTGCTGCTTCACTTGCTTGTGCTGATCCACCACCAATCTGAATCGCTTGGGTCACTGTTTTAGTAAGGTCTAACGCTTGTTGCTGCGTCATCCCCATTTCTTTACCGACTGTATTCAATCGGGTAAATAAGCCTGCTGTAGCATCCAAACTTGAGTTTGTTGCTAATGCGACCTGATGAACGCCAGCCATGGCCGATGTAAAATCACCGCCTTCACGAGTGGCAATCTGAATTTGTACTGAAAGGTTTGTATAAGAGTCAGCCGCCTGGGCAAGCTCTCGAAGCCCCAAACCAACACCAATTGTAGCTAATGCCCCAACCAGTGCAGTTACAGCAAACTTAGCGCCATCCATGCCTCTAGAGAAAACAGAAACTCCAGAATTTGCCTTTTGAGCAGCAGGCTCAACACCATTTAACTCACTTTTAAGCTTTTCGATTTGCTGTTCGGTGATCTTGGTTACACGTTCTACTTCTTCAGCCGGCAATTTACTGTTAGCTTTAAAGTTTTCGAGCTTTCTGGTCAGATCGGCAATAGCATCATTAATTACGGACGGCGGTTTAATGCCTAATGCTTCATAAATTGCATGTCCGGCTTGCTTGGCACTACCGGATGCCTTATCTGTGCTTGTGGAAACGCCCTGCATTGCAGTGGTGGCTTTTACATTAAATTCGGAGAAGGCTGATTTAGTCAGATCTACTGCTTGCTCAAGACCTTTAACCTTGTCACCAGCTGCCTTAATCTCATTAAGTGTTACAGCTTCACTGCTTTGCTCTAGTGCCGAAAATGCATTTCTTGCTGTCAGTAATTCACGCTCTAGGGCATTAATGCTATTGGTGCCAATGCTGCCAATACGTTCAATTTCTTTGGTACTGAGGCTTGCGCCGTCAGCCATACTTTCAATTGCACGGGTGGCAGTCTGTGCTTCCCCTACTACGCCAGTTAGATCTACGGCGCTAAAACGTTGGACCTGGTTAATAGCTGATTGAGTGGCACCATCCACGCCTTTCATGGCATTGATCGCTACACCTTGGTAGTAGTTGAAGGCACTGGAGGCTTCGTTAATCGCATCTTGAATACTTAAAACGCGCTGCTTAGCAATCTCAATGTCTTGTAGGGTGCCATCAGTGCTTTGTAGACGAACCAACTCAGCCTGAGCGGCTTTCAGTGCCAAATTCAGTTCATTAAGCCCCTGCTCCCCAGCACTCGACATTGCACGGAGTTCACCAGCACTGATAGTCGATTTATCACCCAGAGATTCAATTTCTTTTGCGGCAGAGAAGAACTTATTGCCTAGCATTTCTGCTAACTGAACAGCGTCACTAGGAATGGCACTGCCGATTTCAAAACCAGCCTTATTGGCCTTGCTTGCTGTGTCTTGAAGCTCATTGCCTAAACCATCAATTTTACCAGCAGCCTCAATAGCTTGACCTTGTAGTTCACTAGCTGCTTGAGACACTTCACTTAACTTGCCTTTAGCCTGATCAGCTTTCTTTTGGAGGTCATCTGGTACAATTTTACCGACTTCTTTTGCTGTTTCTTCAGATGTTGTCTTAAGTTTATCTGATTCTATTTTTATCGCATCAAAGAGGGCTTTTGCGGTTTTCTCAGACTGCTGAACATTAGATACAAAGCCCTTGGTATCGGCTTCCATCACCAGTTTAAATGTAAGTTCTTTTCCAGCCATGATGACCTCTAAATTTCAGGCATTAAAAAACCCGCCGAAGCGGGTGTGAATCAAGTAAAAAACCTCCCGAAGGAGGTTCTTGTTTTATTTAGAATTACGCTCTTTTAGAAAATGCCTTCCTACACGCAATGTATCTGTGCCGTACAGCAAATCCAATACACTATCAAAACGCTTGGTAAATTCGGCAATATCCATTGTTGGGTAGAAGCCCGGAGGTAGTGGCATTGCGGTCAATACGCCATTGCGAGCACTTACATGCCAAGAATCATACTTAGAGTTATTGAACTCGTTACTGATCTGCTGGGCGACCTGAATAACTTCTTGAGGGTAAGGTAAAGCTTTAACTTCCTGCTTTTCTACCTTCGCTTTTAGATCCATTGTTTCTAGGTAGTGGACTGCTTCTGGAAAGTGAATCTCTAAAAGCTCTGCATAGCGCGGAATTTTAAAGTGCCGATTATGGCGCGACCACATTTCTGCATAAATCTTACGATTGCCCTGTGAACGACGATCTACAATTTCATGAAGTAAGGCTTGTTGTTCGGGTGAGATAGCTTGACGCGCCTTGACCCTGAATTGCATCACCATCGCATCATAGGCACGAATAACCATTAAGTGGAATTTTGCAGAAATCCACATTGCATATGCGTAAACCACTTCCTTAACTGCATACGTACCGCGATTATTACCACCATGGATCACTTTTACAGCACTTCTCATATCTGAGGAGTGGTCTGTTTCACCAAGTCTCACATCTGAGACTTGCTCAATTTCCTTGATTAACTCTTGAGTTTGCTCAACTCGTAAAAAGTTAGATGGCTTGTGCTTAGCTAGATTGCCACTAGCTTTGTGTAAGTCGGCAAGTGAATAACGACCATCCTCATCTTGGCGAATTGAGAAATCACCAACAACCAACGGTTGAGTATTTGGATTTACTAGATTTTGTGTTAAATTAGACATGTGTTATATATCCTTTGTGATAGCAACTAAACCTTGTGATATGTGAGAGTTGAGCAAGGTTTTTTTGTGCCTGTTGATTTCATGCTTTCGCACTCTCTTGTTTAAGTAAAAGTTCAACTGCCTTATTCATTAAATAATTCATTGAACGCTGCTCTTTCTTAGCCATGTCTTTTAATGGCTCATGCAATTCATTTGTTAAACGAAATCGCACATCAGTTGAGTTTTTTTGTTTCTCTTTCATTTATTCCTCCTTAGTCCCCATATTGGGTACAAAACAATAGTACCCACTTTGGGGTTATTGGTCAATCCCCATAATGGGGTTATTATTCATTTTATTTTAATACCTATTCTATGAATGAAGATCAAAACAGTGTTGTTACACTCAAGGTTCGCGTGACGCCTGAATTTCGAGAAAAAATCATCAATGCAGCAAAGGAGAATTCGCGCTCAATGAATGCCGAGATTGTTTATCGGCTTGAACAGAGTTTTGCGACAGTTCCACAAGAGGAGGCATTGATGTGGAAAGAAGAAGCCGAAGCTCTTATAGAGGAGTTAAATAATCTACTACTTCAACATAGGCATAAGTAAAAAAGCACCCTAGGGTGCTTTATTCTCTCGCTCTTAAACACAAAAGATGATATTCATCCTCAAAGTCCGTCTCGGCACTTTTCTTGTATTCTTGTGTGCTAAATCTTGGTTTGGTGTACGCTAATCGGATCATGGACTCCATAATACCCTTAATAGCTGGTTCAGCCTTGGGTAGCAGGGTATCCATTTGATTATTCATTGATATGCCAAGCTGCCTATTGCGCATAACAGCACCAGCTGCTTTTGATGCAGATCTACAAATGGCTTTCCAATCCTGCTCAGAATACTTGTTGCCTTGTGTTGTTGAAGCACTAGCGGAATAAGTAGGGACGGTTGAATGTCTTTCTGCTTCTTTATTCTCTCTCACTCTATCGCCCACTGTTTTACCAACACCCTTACAAGGTTTTCCTTGGTAAACTGTTTTACCATTTGTGGTACAAGTATAAACCTCAGCAGCAAGAGAGTTTTGAGCTAAAAGCAACAGCATAATACTTAATAAGTATTTCATTCTTCCACCATACTTCCGCAGTGCTTACATTTAATTGCAGCGAGCTTTATTTTCTCAGCACAAAAGGGGCAATCTTTAAATTCAGGATTTTCACCTTGATTTTCTTGATTAAGCCTCTCACCGGCACTATATGAGAAGGTATCATTTGCCACTAACTTGCTTTTACCATAGTTTTTAGTAGGTTCAACCGTTGTAGATTGACTGGCAGGCTGCACTACCACTCTATTTACAGGCGTATAAAGCCTTACACTGTGACTTCCACAAGCGCTACAAACCTTACCACCAGATCTTCGCCAAACTTCATAAATAATACCTGGTAAAATAGCAAACCAAAGCAAAATTAAAGTAATAGCAAAACTACCTTTGGTTTTTGTAGACCCTACATGACCACACACTAGGCACTCAACTGTAGCCATTCCTATCGCTCCCACTCAATCTTGTATATCTGGCCATCCACCACAGTAATTGTGTAGTTCTGACCATTTACAGTGTAACGATAAGAAGTAGCTTTATGCGGCCAACCTTTACGGTCATGAATCACGTGATGATAAGAAGATTCAGGTTCACCCAATACATCATACATTTGCCCCAATGTAGAGCCAGGCTTCACATAACTGGTACTGCCACGTACTGAGTTCACCTCTACAGCAAAAGCTGTGGTACTAAGCATAAGAATCGTAATTAATAATAATTTTTTCACAGTAACCCCCTAAATTATTATTTTCCCATCATAACTTTAGGGTGCTACTTGATCAATCAGAAACCATTTCTTTCTTGAACGACTCAAAGCCTTTTTTGTCGGATTGAGCAACACGCGCAGCAATAGCAGAGTTAAAGATGCCCTGCTTATACAGCTTATTTGCTGCCTTAACATAGCCCTGGAATGCACCGTAGGTCATCTGCATGATTTCACTATGCTGATGGCCCATTGATACCAGAAACTGGAATGAATCAAACCAGGTGGAGTCATCTTTCTTTTTAATACCACGTTTTGGTTTTTCGTATTTGAAGTAAGCCTGGTTGATCAGAAGTACCGCTTTTAGCAACTCCTTAAAACTCTTCTCATCAGCAGCCAGTTCTACCAGTGATTCATTGTCCAGATCAGTAACACAGGCAATAGTCGAAATGACCTGTACACCATGAGCCTTGAATAGCCCTGTCAAAATTTCATCTGAATGATTCTGGTCTTTGATGAAGTTTTTCAAAACTTCAGCATGTTTTAACCATTGATCAAAGTCTTTCATCTGGATCTGGCGAACTTCGATGTCATTAACTTTAATACTTCGATTTGTTGCTAGGAAAAAATCATTCATGATGGGTCTCTGAGATAAATTTTAGACATTAAAAAAGCACCCGAAGGTGCTTTTCTTTTAACTTTGATAAAGGCTGAATTCTATAAAGTCCAACTACCACCTTGTCCCATCTCATACACGATGAAAATTAAGGCTACTACCATTAGAATGACAACAATGATTTCTGTTTTTGTTAGCATTTTCGGTGCTCCACTTTTCATTATTCATATGATAAGCAAAGCAAACAATTTATAACATAAAGATTACAAAAAAATTATTGGATGTTACAAAGATTTAGAAGTTAGGGAAGTTTCTTTAGAGTGTAGCTACCTACTGAAGCATTCAAACATTTCGTTAAGCAACTCAACAAAAAGTTTCAACCGAAAAGCATTCTTACGCAAACCTAGAAACCTATAACTTTAGACCTGAATATCTTACATATCCCGACATAGCTGATACATCCGTGATTTAAATCATTCTCTACACTGAAATTAAGTCTTAGAAACGTAGAGGAAATTCAATTGAAAAAGTATTCGAAAATTCTAATCTTAGCTTTAATGGGATTTACTGGTACCGTGGCTATCGCAGCTGACTCGATTCCAATAGAAGCCACTGCCGCAGCTGAAGCACAACAGGTTGCTTTAGAGTATGGAAATGAAAAAGATCAAAAATCTGAATCATCTGGTGAATAAAAGAAAGCCCTTAATTAAAGGGCTTTTTAATTACTTCCAGCTTGGCGTACAACCATTCTTCCATGACAACTCAAATTGCTTTTGATCCGTCTGATTTTCTACAAGTACTATATCCTTAGAAAGCACAATAAAACGCTGGAAGGGAACATAATCACTATCTGCTTCTTTATAGCTTACCTCTCCACACTCTCCTATTTGATTGCGGAACTTTGCCGAATCAGGGTTGGGAATGAATTTTTTTGTAGCTTCTTTTGCAAATTCAAGCTGTTCCTTTTTGCTTGTTTCTAAATCAAGATGCTGACCGTTAGATTCCTTGTGTCCACACCCAGCTAAAATCACAATAAAAAAGAATAAGCTTAAATTTTTCATAATATCCCCATGTATTAAGGGCAGCACTTTACATTAATTTTCAATCTTATCTAAAGCCTAGGGAGAGTGGATTTGTAAAGTTATGTTTTACTATTTTAAGTCTTTTTAAAATTGACCCTATATAGCCAGGTGGAACTTCCACTTATCAAAAAACCGCCCTAAAGGCGGTTCTTAGCTTACTAACTTACTGACATACAAGATAAATAAAAGTAGAAATAATTATTACGGCTAGGATGGAGACAAATATTTCTATTTTAGTCATAGCAGTTTTATTCTCAACATGAACTGAATATCTTTTATAGCCCTATTGAGCGCTAATTAAACTAACAAAATATTACAAAACGATGAAGTATTAAAAAAATCACTCCGGAGAGCGGTTCTGATCATTCAGCAATAGCTAATTTAGGTTGTCTGTTAGGGTGTTTAGGCCTAGGACAGGTTGATCGTTTGCCATCAATATGCTCTGAAAGATCCGGAGGGATTGGTTTATGCATTGGATCTAGAATAAAATCCACTCCCTCTCTTCTAGCCAGCTTAGCAGCTGGCAAAAAATCTGAATCCCCAGACACTAAAATAATCTGATCTACAAATTTTTTATAGGTTAAGCTTGCTACATCGAGACCTATTTTCATATCTACAGTTTTCTGAGTAACCTCAAGCATAAAGTCTTCATCTATTAGGCTAGCGTATTCCTTTCTTCCGGCTAAAAGTTCTTTCATGACTCTAGGTTTAATAATCCATCCACTAATGTCAGACAGATGTCCCATGCGTAGTGCTACCTTTCTTTGTTCTTTTAAGCACTCAAAAAATGCATATCTAAAGGTAGCTGTTTCAGACTTTGCAAAATCGACTGGCTTCTTAGATATTGGATAATGATGTTTTTTGGTTAAAGGTTCACAATCATAATAAAAAATTCTATAAAGCTGATGCTCTCTAGTGAAACCCTTTTGCTCACCATCTCGACCAGATTTTCTTGCATCTCTTCTGCCTTCAGTAAGATGAGAAAGACACATAGTGTATAAATTTCTTGCGGCTGCCTCAGGCGTTTGGTCTTCTGGTTTGGTATAAATACTTTTATAGCGCTTTAGAAAAAAAGCCCCATCTACTAAAATTGCAGTCGTTGACATTCTTATCCCCTAGATACACAAAACCCCTCGGGTTCAGCGGGGTCTAAATGGCAGACTGCGTACAACCAAGGGGTATGACTAAACTATAATATAATAATGACATCATCGTCAATCATGATTTGTCATCGTCGATAATCATTTTTTATCGTTTTATTGTTTCTTGCGTCGTCTAAAGATAAGCAATATGACCTTAAAAATCTTATGAGACGATATTTTCATTTAAAGTTAAACAGGCACAAAAAAGACGCTAATACGCCGTGGAGTTCTTTGTGCCTGCATGAGGTTACGGTGTTGTCGCTGCCGGAATCGTTACGATATGGCCATATAAGCCTAATGCTGGATCTGCTTGCTTCGTTACATCAGATAAAGCCTGACCAGAGATTTCATACTGACCAAGTTCTTCATGAATCAGTGGGAAAGTGGTTTCTGGTGACTTCTTGGTACGCCATAAACGTACAGCCATATGTTTACCATTCGCTGTATTGATGCCCTTGAAGAAAAGCTCATACTCTTTTTCAAAGTCGGATGCCAGAGTGGTGTTAGTCACTGCTCCAGTGGTGTAAGTGGCTAAGATCGGCATAGTCAGATCTGATACATCATGGAAAACCACAGTACCAAATACAGCATCCAGTGTGTAATTCTCTGGATCAACAGTCTTAGCTGTGCCAGTGGTTGAATCCTTGAATGAAACCGTTTTCAGGTTATAACCATCCAGTTTGATTTCTTTACCAGCCACCACAGTACCCAGTGATACATCTGTCGCTGTAGTGGTCGCTACGGCGTGATTCATACCAGACAGGATGTATTGAAGGTTTTCTGGATCAGTTTCTTCCAGCGTTCCCGTAAAATTCACTGATGTTGCGTTGATCATGGTGAAGTCAGTAGTACGCTGACCAGATGTTGATTCTTTATGCTCAACAACATCAGCACCAATTTCTAACTCAAAGTCTGGCACGTTGCCCAAATGGCGCATTGCACTAGCAACACCATTCACAAGTTCTGACAGGTAAAACTTACCTTGCAGCGAAATATATTCTTTAGCCATTACTTTTCATCCCCTGTAGTTTTCTTGGCTGGAGCAGCTTTAGGTTCAGGTAGTTCCTGAATTGCACCATCTGCTAGTAATTTTTTGATTTGTGCATCACTCAGCCCACCGACCACATCACCCTTTTGAAAGCGACCTACAGGCTGCAATGCTTTGTATTGTTTTGCCATGACTGGCTCCTAAATGAATTTTTGTGATTCAAAAATAATCGTGATGTATGCAAAGCCTGGACTATACCCATCCCGAACCGAAATCATTTCTAGTGCCGTTCGTGATGCCTGAGGCTGCCAGCCGGAAAGTAATTGAATGACCTTCTCGGTTAACAACCCAGCTTCATCACTCACCACTCGGCCATCAGTCATTTGAGATTGAGCATTACGACATGCAACCGTAACCGCCCATTGCTGACCGATCTGATTGATACTTCCACGACCTGCGCTGGCTTTCTTGTCAATACGGACAAAATTGACATGCGCAGATGGCGTGACTTGTGACATCTCGGTGACCATAACTGAATTCAACGGCGTATAGATCTTTAGAAGTTCTGGAATTTCCTTCAGCTTGTTTGCGATCTCATCACGTACCGCGAAGAAGGTGCTCATCGATAAAACTCCCGACAATGTCTAAAACCATGACTTCATCTTCAGCATCAATACCAAGCTGAGTCCGAGGTGGAATAATGGATTGCTTAACTTTCCGATATTGACCACCCACTGCAAAAGTAATGTATTGGCCATTCTTAGGTAGGATTGTTGCGCCGTAATGCAGATGAGGGGCATAGGCAACATCTGTACCCACCTCAACACCATTTGAAAGAACATTGTGTGTGTAGGAATTCATCAGGCGGCCAGTGTTTCGAAGCGTTTCACCGACCCCGACACCATCCCTGCCTTGCATGCTGGCACGCCATGAAATCTTCCATGGATTACCATCAACATCAGTACCCGTTAAGAATCGATGCTGCACACTATCCACAAGTCCAGCACCAATCTCATCAAACAGCTGGTTCTTTAATGATTCAAAGTTACCTAATTGATTAAGTATTGCTTCAATCGGTGAACTATCTGCCTGAATGGTTATTGCAAAAGCCATAAACACCTCACTTCATACTGGGCATCTGGTCCAGGATAGAATCTCCAAATACACCACCGGTATATGAAGTACCGACTGGTGCTGTTGAAGGTCGTCCTTTAGGTTGGTCATCCACGATCTGGTTTGTTTCTGGTAACTGAATCTGCAAATGTGCTTTGTTATCAGCCACACGTTTTAAGAATGCAATTGCATCCTCATAACGCTTCCGGGCCTCTTCGATGGGTTGCTGGAAGTAAAGACGATAGCGTGCGATGTCACACGCCATACGCTTTAAGTTACTAGGCACATTGGGAAGTGGCAAAGGATAACGACCACCGATATGACCGTTAATCTCCTCTGTTGCATCCTGAATTGCATCAGTTATTGAAGACTGAGAAGGAAGCATCGCTTTCAGATTTTCAATCTCATCACCAAATCGTGCGACCAAATCTGCTTCAGTCGCATACATAGATCACCTACTTGGTTTCGTCAGCAGGTTTTGAGTCTGCTTTAGGTTTTGCAGCAGGCTTCGCCTTTTCAAGTTCAGCCACCTTGGCTTTAAGCTCAGCAATTTCTTGCTCGGCTTTAGTCTTGTCGGCAGTTGCCGTCTGATTGGCTTTGGTTAAGGCTTCATTGGCTGCTGTTAGCTCAGCATTGGCCTTTTCCAGTTCAGCCAGACGAGCAGCGGTATTGTCTGCTTCTGGCTCTTCCGGCTCTTGATATTCTTCAATAGCCCCAGATGCTAAAAGGGCCTGAAGTTGTTTAGCTTCAAGCCCTTTGATTTCATCACCTGGCATAAAATGCCCGATGGATTGTTTTGCTGTGTACTTCGGCATGTCTTGCTCCTTATAGAGTGATAAAGCCAGTACCACCAACGACACCGTTCTTGTTAGACGGCACAACTAGTGGAGCAGATTCAGTCATCAGCATGATGCCGCTTGGATCTTCACAGTACCACTGACGGTCAAAGTACTGCTGAGCAACGCCGTTGGCCAACATATTTTTGATCTTACAGTGAGCAACCGAACCATTGGTATCCGAGATTAGTGAGAAGTAATCTTTAGGAATAAAACGATTCACCTTACCTTTGTTGCGGTAAGTTGCGTCATATACCCAGAATTCGATTCCATCAAAAGTACCTTTGAAGGTTGCAGATTCTTTGACACCAAAGCTTGGATTCACTGGAACAGAAATACCGGCATACGGCGTGATGAATTCTTTTTTAAACTCTTCATTGTTCCAGAGAGCTGCCCAAACCAAGCCAGACATAATAGACAGCTTAGCTTCACCACCATCAGCAGCCAATTGACGTTCAAGCATGGTGCGGATATCCTTTACCGGCTTGGCACCCGCTTCATTCCACTTGGTTAACGACGTAAATGTCAAAGATGCATCACGACGGTAATCCACCAGGTTGTATTCATAATCATCTGAGTGAAGCGCGTATTTACCATTTTTTAGTAAATCAATTGCCATCATCAGGACTGAGTTATCAATTGCATCATGATTACGCTTCATCACTGAAATTTGAGCAATGATCATTTGCTCTTGCTCAGACAGGCGCTGGTTACCGGTAGAGATGATACCTGCGGTACGTAAACGTTCCAGTAATGCGATTTCAAAAGTTTCGGCTGGAGTGACCTGGTTCTTTGGCTTGTAGTAAGCCGGTTTCACATGGCGTACTTCACCAGATTGAGTAGTATCAAATGGCTTACCAGGCTGTTGCGGTGAGACCAGTGGTGCCAGATCATGTTCGGCAGATACTTCAGCCAGTGGCACGTCATCACGAGTGAATAACGGGCGGTTCGGGAAAAGCTTGTCTAAAAGCCAGGTATCCATCGGACGGTAATTCGAGTGAATCAGTGCGAGTTCACCTACATCAAGCAGTTCGAGCGGAGTGCCCTCAAGATTAAAAGACTGTGGCATGTTAATTACACCTTAGAAAGTTCGATTTTGTTTTTAGTTGCCTGTGCACGCGCTGCATCGTATTGAGCAAGAGTCAGCAAGGTTCCATTTACAGATACAGCTTCAATACTGAACACCCCACCGTAATACACTGGGATTTCAATACCATCAGCGGCCTTGATCGTGGCTTCTGCAGCAGTAACGTCTTGGCCACAAATCACATCCCACGTTTTTTCATCAGTGGCATGGGCCAGCACATTGGTATCTGACAGTGTTAATAGATCACCGTATTTAAATGCTGTGGCAGTTGGGACCTTGGCATTGGCACGACGTAATTTTTCATTGTCTAGGATCAGTCGTTTTGAAGTGACTGAAATAGGCGGTACATAGTGAATAGTCATGAATTATTTCCCCTTTTGTTCTGCAAATGCTTGTGCACCAGAAGTGAATTTGTGAGTGTCGGTATTATTCGACTGGCCACCTTGCCCCGGATTAGCTTGATGGCTAAACAGGTGAGCAAATGCCGGATTTACATTTGGTGCAGGCTGTGGCTGTTGTGCAGCTGGTGGTTGTGTATTACCTGCCGAGAATTGACGAAGTTGCTTAGCCGTGAAGGTAAAAACTGAATCATCCATATTGGTATAAGCCGTTTTATCTTCAGCACTAAACTGTGTTTTCAGCTCAGTTTCTAAAGCTGTAATTTCATCAGCACGTTTTTGTGCTTTGAACTGCTTAAGTTCCGCCAAGGCATCATCACGCTCACGTTCTGCCTGCTCTTTGGCCTGTTGTGCTTTTTCTAATTCGGTCACGTCTGTGTCCTCTTTGGTTGGGTTTGGATTAGCTTTGCCCGAGAAGGCTTTGATTGATGTGTTGCGATCAGCACCAGTCGAGCAGATCGTAAATTCACGAATACGGTTTTGACGGAAGATGGTGATTGGGCCTTCAAACGACTGCCCATTTACAATGACAGTTTTGCCTTGAGACACTTCTTCAATAGATCCAGGATCAATCATCATCGACATCTGAAACGGGAAACCATCATCAGAGTCCTGAACAATTTCCTGTGCTTTGGCATTCGTAAGGAAATCACCTGATACGTCAATTTTTCCGTCGGTATCTACTGTTTGAACTACACCAATTCGACTTGAACCAAAGTGTTCTTCAAGTAAGGCTGTTGGCTTATCAATCTCAATCCCATCAAGATCAAAGACCACGCCTGAGCGCCCCCAGTACCAGTGTCCATCTACACGACCACCGGCATAGGCAGTGCCTTTAAATTTTCGCTTCTGCCCTTCTTCAGCCTTAGGCACCTCAATGGACGCAGCATTAAAGAGGTACTTCAGCCGCTCTTCATTTAGATCTGGCATTTTTCATGCTCCATAAAAAAACCGCCCTTTCGGACGGCGTAAAATAGCTACAAATAAACCCACCGAGGTGGGTAAATAGTTCAAGTATTCTTTATAGGTATCAGCTTAAGTTTCCATTCACTATCAAACCTCTTATTTAGAAAGTTTGTTATCTGGTTCTCACGATCTTTGAACTCATATGGAGTTAAGACTATTGCATTCCTTCCGCTAGATACCCCATACCTTGTAAATCCCGTAAGCGCTCTCCTTGTAGAAGTATTATTTGACAAAAGAACCCTTGCCTTTCCTTCTCTTATTAAACTCTTTCGGCCTCTTATTTTAGGGCACTTATCTGCAGGTATTTCGATCTCAATTGCAAAACAAACCATATTCCAACCAAGTGACTAAGCTGTACAGATTTTATAAGTCTACTTTGCCCCTAATCCAATATTTAAATATTCCATTCGTTGTATAAAAAATGTAGCTTAAACATTGTCCTATAGCAGATTAGTTAATTAAAAGATTAATTAACTAGTGGTCTGATCGTATAAACCATTTGCCCTTCAATCGCTTCAATCGAAACCACTTCAAAAGACAATCCCATTGATATCAAAACGCCGTTGCCAGCATTCAGCATTTCCAGATCGACACCCAAGCCTTTAGCATTCTCAATCTTGATTGCGATGTCAGAAGCCGTATCAGCCATCAGTAGTGGCGCATTTAGTTGAACTGTTTGCCCTACCTGATAAGCCGCTACCTGTTGAAGTGTTGCAGCACCCACCACGGTTGAAGCTGTATTACTTGCTACAGCTTGAATCGCTGCCATGTCAGCACTTAGCCACCGCTTAAGCACATCATCAGCCAGTGAGCTTGTAGCAGAGTTTAAATAGCCGGTTAGTGCTGAATCATTTCCTTGTACATAATCCAGGAAGGTACGGATCGCACTTGGTCGGATACTTGGATCAAGTGGAATAACTGTATTGGCCACCGTATCGAACAGGTTCCGAGTCTTATCATCCATTGGTGCAAACAGGCTTGTCAGCTTTTTGGATGCAGTCCATTCCGCTTGAATGACTTGCTTTTGCTCAAGCAAATACTCTTTATCCAGTGATGAATCAGCAATCTTTTTATCGACTAATGATTCAAGCTCACCAAACTGCAAAGGATGAGAACTCCAATCCAACGCCTCAGCCACTTCTGGCAATTTATCATCAGGTGTAATGCCGTATTTCAGTGCCTGCTTCTCGGTTAAGGCAATCACGGTGCACCGGCAACGAAAGCCCAACGGCGGATAATGTGTCAGCCAGAACGGATGATCAATAGGCAATACAATCCGGTTCAAGGCCAAATGACTCGGACGCACGCGGCTATCATTGATCGCCGAGTACATCAGGTAAGGTCGCTTAGCCTTATTCCGTTGCTGTTGCTGCCAACGGCCATGACCATAAGCACTTTGAATATTGGTACGAAATACATTGTCCAGGTAATACTTTGGCAGAATGATTTCAGATTCTTCAATTAGCTTCTGAAAATCCTTGAAAGTACCGCCGTCAGCAATGGATTTATTCACCGCCTTAATGACTGTTTCAATCTGCTCAAGACTCGATAGAAAGCTAACCGTAGTCGCCATCTGTCGGGTCTTAAGGTCCATTGAATAAAACTCATCAGGTAGCACGATCTTTTTACTGTGAGCGTACCGAAGCGCCTCAAGAAACGTGACTGGTTGCATAGCTTACTTCCCGTTTTGAGCCGTCACATACCCCAATACATCTGCAGCATACAAAGCTTGGTCCAGATTAGCTGTGAACTGAGTTTGTGTTGCTCCAGGTATTAACTGCATCAAGTTATAAGCCAGACTTTCAGGGCTATCAGACTTGAATACCAATTCCTTGACCTGATCTGGTTTCAGTAGCTGCAATTCATCCTGACCATCAGTCAGTTCTTCAACTTCCTGCTGTTCTGGTGAGAGCTTGTTTGCTGTTGCCTTAAAGTTGAATGCCTGACGCGGTAAAGCGGTGAATTGATTGAAGGCAGTTTGAGGCTGTTCAATCACATCACCATCTTCCAAACCATATTCACGCTTAAAGTATTGTGGCGTTAAGACTGCACCGGCATTCTTTAACTTCACATCACGATCCGCTTTAGGCTCTTCCAGTGATTTCTCTTCACCAATGATGACCCGGTGGCGTTCCCAGCCATTGATATCACATAGCGCGTTAATAATGGCTTGTATCGTTGGCATGATCATCCGGACATCGGCTTTATACTTTGAGTTTTGCACTTCAAGATGCACATCACCTAAAGCTCGCGAACCTGCGCCATCGGTACCACTGGTTAGAGTTTGACCCAGAATCACCTTTTGAATACGGCGCTCAAGGTTCTTGTCGAAGGTTTCGAAAGTCTGTGAAGCGTTGCCATTGGTATTGGCTGTTTGGATTTCTACCGAATCTGTACCACTTAAAGCAATCACCGAACTGGCATGCGCTCTAAGTAGTGCATCACGCATATCTGTCGTCTTGCCGGCAGTTTTACCAACCAGCATTGGTAAGCCAAACTTTTCAACAAACTTGGCCCAGAACTTAAAGCCAGACGTTTTGAAGAACCAGACCCAGTACAGTCGACTTAAAAGAGCCTCACCTAATGGATTCTCATAAGTAGATTTACAACGTGTCAAAAAATGCTTGAAGCGCTGATCAACCTCCTGATCCTGCCGAGTTGTATTGTAGTTGGCCAGCAACATTAGACGACCATCATTCTTAGGCTCATACCATTGCATTGGCTTTTCACCAATCCACTTAAAACCAATAAATGGTGTAATGGTATTGCCATCAATATGTAGGCTCGGTTCCTCAGGCTTAGTATAGATTGCCTCTAATACAGAATATCCGTACCAACGAGCATTCTGTGCACCCAGTAGAATCTCAGACCACCACTCCCGCAAATGCTCCATAATGATTTTTGACTCTGGTCGATCCATCGGCTCTACACGCCATGATGCACTCTCAAGTTTATCCTGGCGTTTTTCAATGGCCTGATAAATCTCATCGTCATACATCATGACTTTTAAACGTGGACGGGTGACTCCTGCTTTTCGTAGCACTTCATCGCCGTCTGGCATCTTGGTCAGATAACTGATTAAAGCCTGTTCAGCTTCATGAGAATACAGTGCACCAGCTTCAGGTTTTGCATTCTCAGGTTTTTTCCTTTTCTTAGACATAACTCAACCTTATGCAGCCGGAGGGCTGTAATTAATCGCAATTACTGCATCTTCAATCGCATCAATCAGCGTATCTACTTGGTCATCATGATCATGGGTAAATGCCGCATTGAATGCTTCACATTCTTCAAAGAATTCACCGACCCAATGAGCATCTTTAGGTACCATCACAAAACGATCTTCCGGTTTATCCTTATAGTTCGCTTCAAGATGGACCTGCACATCCATGAAACGGGATAGCTTGTCTGTATTACGTTGGACTGGAATCACAGCGACACCAGAGTAAGTGCCGAGTGTTTGGATCAACTGAGTACCAGATGCCTTATCTTCTACTTTCATGTAGCGGATAGGTTTGGTATGCCAAGTGTATTCCTTGTGCTTATCCAGAAAGGCTTTAGCCTGACGATTCAGTTCTGGTGCTTCCCATTTACCGCGCAAGAGATCTAGCAAGTACAGCTTGCCGTCAATCCCCATGCCTACAAGCAGGAATACGGAATAGTCATTGTGCTCTTTGGTCTTTTGAGCGGTATCGACAAGGACAGCACGCCACTGAAGTTCTGGAATATCTTTATAGAATCCAAACCATTCAGATTTAATCAGGTCACCGCCTAATTTCTTAGGCTGCTGCATGTACTGACTAGAGAATGTATAGCGTGATACCGTGGCACCTTCTTTATCCTTGCCACCCTTTTCAAGTTGTAATAAGGATTGAAGCGATTCTTTCTTTGGCCAATAACTTTGACGACCCTGATCATCACGCTCAGCATCTCGCGGTACCAGCTTTTGAATATGCTTTGGCAAGGTTGCAATGTACTTATCATCAATTAATGCCGGAATAGATATTTGAGTCCATTCACCAGGTAGATTACCTGTCATGACAAAGTTGGTTGGATCCTCAGTGTGAAGACGCTGCATGATCATGATGATGGGTGTATCAGACTTGGCCTTACGTGAGTTCACCGTATTAAGTAACTTGCGATTGGCAGCATCTCGTTTGATCTTACTGAAAGCATCTTCTGGCTTTAATGGGTCATCAATGATGATACAACCTGTAAAGCCATCATCAGCCAGTGTCCCTGCACGTCGACCTGTTACCTGTCCACCCATAGAGGCCACATACACATGGCCAACATCGTAGTCCTCAACTGTAATCTTCCATTCTTTCTTGGAGTCAGTACTATTGGAGACCGTTAAATCCCACATCAATCGATAGTCTTTCGACTTCACAATGTCACGTGCCGTGTCTGATACGCCCTCAACCAGTGATTGAGAAAAAGATAAATACAGAAATCGAGAACGTGCATTTAAAGCCAGTCCACGTGGTATTAGGTTGGTTGTCAGTTCGGTCTTACCCGCACCTGGTGGAACATTGATGACGACGTTTGCTATCTCACCTGCAATGACCTGATCAATAATCCATGAGATATAAACATGGTGCCAATTCACCGTGAATTTAAAACCCATACGGGGCTTAAAGAATCGCCGGGTGAAATATAAATGCTCATCTTCACACAGCTTCTTTTCAACCTGTGTCTGCAGATCCATTTAATATTCCTCTTGAGCCTTCTTCACTGCAGCTTCAACTTGTTCTTGAGTGGCATGAACAACTGTTGTCTGTAATGCTTCACCGTCCTTACCAGTAATCTCTTGTCGGTTAGTGAATTGGCCACCTACATCTTTAGCAGCCTGTTCAAGAATCTTAAGAGCTAATTTTGCATTCTTGGTTTTTTCAAGTTGCTTCTGATATTGCTTAAGCCGGTAATACTTACTGGCAATTGGAATATCTATCAAACCTTCATCAAATTTCTTACGAGTCTGGTTGAATAGATCTGCAAGTTTTTTCCCGAGATTGCGACCCGCGTATTTAGTCGGATCATAGTTTTCACACTGACGGCGATCGATTTCGATGTTGAACTCTTGCTTGACCAACTCCGCAACTTCTTGAGGGGTATCACGGCATGCAAGAGCTTGAACAATAAATATTTTTACAGGCTCTTTAAGTGCTGCCATAAATCCCCCTTTTGTCATGCTACGTCATGCAAAGCAGGCAAAAAAATTTAACCGATGACACAATTGCCACAACATGCAGCCATACTTGTTTCAGAAACAAACGGCGCATTCTTGGCAATTTCAACGAGACGTTTCACTGACTCATCAGCTCCCCATCGTTTAGTTTCACCAAAGAACACTTCCACATCATGACCAGCTAAGTAATGCTTAGGCAGGCCAGTCATATCGCTATAAATTATTTCACCATCGTCATCACGCTCTACACCAATGTGATATAGCTCATGCTCAATCAACCTGCAGAAATCCCGATCTGTTGCCTGTTCGCAATAAGTGGCATCTACAGTAATCAGATATTGAGGTACGAAACCAAACCAGTCTCGCATCTGTTGTTCCTGGCGTGCTTTCTTCCAGCCACCCACGTTAAACATGACCTTTTCACATTGGCCAAGCACCATACGTTTTTTCGCTATGGCGGCAGATGAAGCCCAGGCGAATGCAAGGAACTCTTCATTGTCATGAAGTAACTCTGCAATATGGTCATGATCCGGGTTATGTAGTTCACCACCTAAAGTAAGCCAGTTATTTACGACCCATTCTTTAAGTTCGGGTGCAGGTGCCAAGCGAATGGCTTCCTCTTCTTCGGCCTGATCAATCAGATCTGTCGGTGGGAATGGTCTGAACTGTTCCATGTGATGCCTTTAAATTTCTAAGCCATTGTATAGCCCTGCTGGATGATGAAATATCCGAGACTTCGAAGCGTATATACCGATATCCCATTTCTTCAGCATGATCATAACGATCAATGCTCCATGCCTTAGTAGCCAGCTTACCCTTACGTCCACCAGACCAAGGACCACCCGCTATTTCAATCAAAGTAAGGTAGCCAACCAGGTGTAGATCAAAACGCCAGTGTTTAGTGGTTTTAAAATGAAAATATTCTTCGTATTTGATTTCCATTCGATCAAGGATCTCTTTGAGCCGATCGAATGCTTCTAAGTATTTCTCACTGGTTTTAGGTAATGGTCTGTTGCGAGGTTTATTTTTGATTGGGTCTTTATCAGTTAATTTTTTATAGTGCTTAGGATCCATATAAAGCGAACCGCAAATTCTTAATACGCTCTTTCAGCTTAATCATGATGCCGTCAATTGCCAGTAACTCATTTTGAGTCAGCCCGGACCGACTTAGATTCTGATACTTAGACAGCTCAGCACTGCAAAATTCTAAGTCTTGTTTAGCTTGTACTTTGTCTGTCATGGGTATCACCAATAAGAAAAGAAAAACCCCTCAACATCTAGAATGCGAGGGGCTTTGTTTGCCGTAATATGTCCAGCTAAGTGGAAACTGTTATTCGATAGTCGGACGCTTACCAGCCTCTAACACTGGAATATTCGCCTCAGTCGGCACATATACAATCTGGCTTATATTGCCTTCACGCAACGCTTCACCAAAAGCACCAATGAACTCTTGCTGGCGGTACTCTGGATATTCCTGAGCAGCCTTACCCATAACCTTGATCGCTTCAGCGCGCAGCTTTGCACTTTCCAGTTCTGATTTAGCAGTCTCTATAGCAATTTGTTTTGACTGCTGGGCTTCTGCAAGCCTTGCCTGACCAGACATACCTTGTTGCCAAACCTTATATTGCGGCCATGCAAATAAGAAAAATAAGAAGATTACAATTACAAAGGCTGCAATCATTCCAATCAGTACATTGTCCGCATTACCTTTCTGAAGCTTATTCATTTTCCACACTCACTTTTTTGATAATAAAAAAGCCCGATCAAATTAATGAGCGGGCTTATGTTTTTTAATTGGTTTGCTTAATTCGTGTAATTGTCTCTAGCCTTTCCACACTTACGACACTCCACCCGAATAAAAATATCAGACTCATAATCGTAGTGATGAAAGCAGAATAATCGTTTTAGGAATTGGAGCATGTGGATCTCCTTACACCGGAGCTTATACCGGAGTTAAGCTTTAGTTTTAAAGGTTTCGAATTCGAGAGGTTTAGAATCTGGCACGCCATGTAGGACTCGAACCCACAACCATTGGTATAGAAAACCCATGCTCTTTCCAGTTGAGCTAATGGCGCTTTATTTTAGGCAACAAAAAAGCCCACCATTTGGCGAGCTTTCCTTGATGCTTAAACCTATTTTTGACATTTCACGTTAAACTGGTATTCGTCTTGAGTGACCTTAATTTTAATATTTTTATATTTTCGTTTGTTTGGATCCATTGCTGAGCCAGCTACTTCCTCAAAAAAGCTACGATCATTCATTAGCTCGCCATACGCTTTATAGCCTAATAAAATCTTTACAGGCTTTTCGCCTTCAGTCACTAATTTACAGAGAGTATCTTCTAGTTTTTTAACAGTTAAAATCGCCATTTCAATTAGAGCTCAAAAACAAAAAGGCATTATCACTTAATTTTATGAATAAATAATGTCAAAAAAGCCCACCATTTGGCGAGCTTTTAAATCAACTTAGTGCATCAACATACACTTCGGTCACTATAACAGAAATATGCCATATCCTGTCCGGACAGTCAAATACTTAATTAATCCAATTTCAACCGTTTATCATGCCCAGCTAAATAGAATTTTCCTGCGTAAACCATGCCCTCAATTGAAGTCTTACCCAAACCCCGTTCATTAGCCAACTGACGCAACGACATCCCACGTACGCATTTATCAATAAAGATCTCAACCGCTACCTTTGCTGAAGCACAAACCGAACTAGACTTATTAAAATCTACAATCAACTTACGCACCTGCTCAGCCTCAAAATCATTAATCTTGCAAATGACCTGATCCTTACGTGGCGTAACCCCTTTGTTATTCTCACAGATCAGCCAGTAAATCTGATTAACCCCAAGCGAGTCTGGTTGGTGTCCTGACTTCATACGTGAAATCTGGATGTATGCCCCATACTGCTTAAGCCAATCTTCAATTGTAAATTTAGCCCAATCCATTACTTCTGTCTTCACCATCGCATTCATCCCTATTCCCTCTTAAATCTTTTCTAAATCTAAAATTGTCATTGTTCCCCAATGCACTGCACCTGTATCGATCCAGTAACAGTTATCGCGCTTGCATGGCTTCTGGGTAACTGTATGCCCCATGATTACCGCATCAACTCCTGAAACATGGGTGTATTGCTGATTCTCATCATTCAGGCGCTCACGGCCCCACATGGCTAATTCTGTTGGAGGGCGTTTGTGATCAATAATGTATTGGGCTTTATCAAAATTATTCAGATCATCCTTAAATTCATCCCAATCGTTCTGCTCAATGTGCCCATGAACAAATCCGAACTTTTTACCCTTGTGACTCACTTCCAAAGCAATCGGCAATGTTTTTAATTTTTTAATGATTTCGCGCTGAGCCTGATAATCCAGGTCATAAAACCACTCACCACCATTTTGAATATGGCAATTGAAATAAGAGCGATTAATATCCCCCATGATGACCAAATCTTCGTGATTACCCTTTACGGATGTAAACCAAGGTTCATCAATCAGGCTTACGCATTTTTCGTTCTGAGTACCACGATCCACCAGATCACCAACCGCCACCAGTAAATCATTTTCAAAGTCGAAGCCAATTTCTTTAAGTCGAGTCATAAGCAGGTTGTAGCAGCCGTGAATATCCCCAACAGCCCACAACTTTCCTTTAATTTTTTTATCCCAAATTTTTACTAAAGCCATCACTTCATCCCCCAGATCAGCATTCCCGCATCACGTTGTTCTTGATTCGTTCTGCCCTGCCAGCCTGTAATTCGATTAAAATCTTCTGCTTTTAACTTTGTGCGCGTCGGCTTGACCAATACCACCGCCAAACCGCATTCTTTTGCCATTTCTGCGATCAGAATACCTGCGGCATGATTTAGCCCCACTCGACGAGCAATCTGCTCACTAACCGCCTTAGAATTGCTATAGCGAAAATTAGCTTTTTTATTCAACCAGCCCGCTTCAATCACCACTTTCTTAATTTCATCCTGGTGGCTTCGGAATAGCTCCACAGTCTGAGCAAAGGTTAAATTTTTAAGTTCCAGTGACTGCCCTAAGACAGCCACTCCTGATTTTTCTAAGTCTGGATCGATGCCGATAATCAGGTCAGTCATTGGCACCTCGCTCAAAAACAGCGACCGCTTGAATTGATCCATGCAATTCACAGATTGAAACAGAAATAACTTCATATCCATGATCTTGGGCGTATGTGTTGATTTTGTTGCACACATCGGATGCGTATTTACTATAAAAATCCCTAACTACGGTTTTCATCTCTCAATCACCTTCGTATTCGGGCTAATGTGGTTCCTGATGTCACTACACGTATCAATGCGGTCGTGGTCGTCGATGGCTGCGCGTAATTCAGCATGTGTAAAACCAACCGAGCTTCTTTGCCACATTCCATTGATTACAGCTATTTTCCAGCTCTCAGGAATACCGTGCTTTTGAAGCATCCCATCAAGTGCTTTTGCGTTTTCCAATCCCAATTTTTCGATTAAGTTCATCCCTGTGCTCCAAATAGCTGTTTTGATTTTTCTGTTAAAAAATACCGTGCATCGCTTCTGCACCACCCAGCATCTAGCACTCGACGCACATATCCCGCATGTTCTAAGCCTTTTAAGTACCTTTGCGCGCTTCTCAGACTTAAATCAGGCAATACTTGCTCTCTTAGTGCGGAAGTTGAAGCGACTGGCGTAGTTTGGATGGCTTGCAAAACCGCAATGACGCGCTCAAAAACTGCAATTTGATTTACTTCGGTTTTATTCTTCACACCCCACCCCCTGCGCTTTGCAGCTGCTCAATTGCCTGACTATCCAAATTCGAGAACTGGCAATACTTCAACTGCGAATGCATAAACGATGTGCCAATTTCCCCATGTCGGTTTTTCCCTAAAATCGCCTCGGCAATTCCCTGAAATTTAGATTCCTTGTGATAAACCTCGTCCCGGTATAAAAACAGGATCTGATCAGCGTCTTGCTCAATAGCACCCGATTCACGCAGATCAGACATGATTGGTCGCTTATCTCCACGCTTCTCCAGCTCACGATTCAATTGAGAAAGCAGTACAACCACACAATCAAACTCCTTCGCCATGGCTTTAAGCTCACTAGTGAAGTACGCAATCTTTAAATCTTCCCGAGCAAAAGGCTTGCTGGTTTTCATGATTTGCAGGTAATCGATAAATACAGCACCGATAGAGCCATACTGATGTTTCATCTTGCGCATGGATTCGCGGATATTTGCGATAGATGGGCGTGAGGTATCATTGATCTGCATTGGCACGTTTTGAAGCATCGTGACGGCCTGTGTGTAGGCTGAGAATTCCTCTTTCTCTAACAGGTGTGGTGCATTGCGAACCTTGCTGATATCCGCAGGAGCAGCAGCACAACAAAGACGCATGGCAATCTGCTCTTTTGGCATTTCACCCGACATGATCAAAACTGGCTTTTGCTGGAAAATTGCAACATTGCTGGCAATCACTTGGAGCATTGTGGTTTTACCCATCGCAGGACGTGCGGCAATTACCATCAGGCAGCCTGGCTCTACATCACCGAGTTTCTGATCCAGATCATGAATGCCAGTCTGAATACCTTTGATTGGCGTTACACCCTTTGCCAATGCATCCAACTTGTGATGCATCTCTACGAAGGTATTGTTGGCAGCCTCATGGATGTGAAACAAGTTCTCAGTGCTTTGCTCTGTGTTGATTTCAGAGAATGCAGTCTGAGCACTCAAAACTAGATCACCGCGGCTTACAGTCAAACTACGCGCATTCTGGATAATCTTTTGGGCCTCTGCTTCCACCTTGCGGCAAGTGGTCAGGTCTTTGAGTTTTTCAGCATACGGCACCAGGTTGTAAAGACTGGACGGTGTATTACTCAAAATATCCATGATGTACCGCTCACCGCCGGCAGCTTCTGCAAAATTACGCATTTCCAGCCACTGGTTGACCAGCACAGCGTCATAAGGCGAGTTCTTGGAGTCTAGGTCTACAATGGCCTGAAAGATCAGCTTATGGCGTGTAGCATGGAAATCTTCATCAGTCAGCAGGTTCTCAACTTGAGTGTATGAGTTCGTAACTGTCATCAGTGCAGCCAGTACAGCTTGTTCGATCTGCAAGTTATGGATTGTGGTGTTAATCACTTCGCACCTCCTAGGAAACCTTTTGGTTTTGAAGGAAGGTTGATTGCTGGCTGAGCTTGTTGTTCAGGTTGGACTGCGTGTGGGTTCTCCAGCTGCTCAATCTCAGCATTCGTCTCAGCCCAATTCCATGCAGCTTTGAACGACTCCCATCCGCGTAAAACGATAATCTGGAATACACGCTCATTTGAAAGCTTGGCTTCAATCGCTTGGTTGAAGATGATTTTTAGAGAACGGTCAGTGATGGTTTTACGTTTCTTGTTTTTCAGATCAATAAACTCTTGAGCTGTTTTTTCAGATACACCGTTTTCCATCATGAATTTTTTAGCAGAGAATTTTTTAGGTTGTTCAGGTGCGGATGCGCCTAAATTAATATCTGTAGTATTCTCTGTTGTATTCTCTGTATTAGATTGCAGGTTTTGCACATTCTTGTTTGCAGGTTTGCTGCAATCTAGTTCGCAGGTTTCCTGCAAACTAGTATGTAGGTTTCCTGCAAACTGTGAGCAATCAAGTGTTTCAGAGTATTCAACCAGTGCTTGATATAAATTTTCACGCTCAACACGGAAAAATACGCGACAAGGCACACCCATTTTTTTCTCTGAAATAAAACCTAGTTCAAGCAGCTTTTTTCGAGCGTTTTCTTGCTCTGTTCTTGTTAGACCTGTCTCTTGAGTCCATTCAGCTTGGGTCTTGTAAATCCATCCCTCTGCACTCTTAGAGCGTGAAGTCCAGTACACCAACTGGGAAAGCATTAACGCCCCATTAATACCGCACCCCAGAAAAACGTAATGCTTGTTGAAGGCAATCGGTTGTTCATTCATGGCTTCTATCAATTTGATAACTGGAATTGCCTTGTTCATGCCTCACCTCGTGCAAATACAAATAATTCATGACGGGCCTTGGCAACCAAACAAGCATTATCCAAGCTTGGGTTTTTAAGGTTTGCTTTAAGTGCTTTTTCCAAAAGTTGAATTTTTTGAATAAGCATTTTTTCTCTAAAATTTCGTGTTAAACTACTCATGTTCAACTCCTGCTCGGTTTTGAATACAAAAGCCTGATCTCATCCATCAGGCTTTTTCTTTGTCTAAATCCCTGTGATTCCCTTCCAATCCCTCTCCAAAGCTGACGTCTGTAGACAGATCCCTTACTAAAGCTCCTAATCCCAAGCGCTCGAATGATTTTGCTTGTAAATTAAGTACATGCCACTCACCGACGATTTCCTTCTCTAGGAGATACGCCAGGTATTGAGCAAGGTCTTTACCCTTAATTTCGGCAAGTAGTTTTGCCCGCTCATGGATTTCAGGAGACAAGCGAACATGTGTAGATTTCTTTTCAAGACTCATAAATTCACCTATGCAACTTCTTTGCTGTGTTTGATTGGCTGCTTGCCAGCAGCCAAATCTCGAATTTGGTATTCACGTGCTAATGGGATTTTGTTGTTGGGCCACTGGTAAACAGCAGAAGGTTCAATTCCTAGCAAGCCCGCTAGTTCAACGCCATTAACCCCAAGCAACTTGTATGCTTCTTGTTTGGTCATTGGTATTTACTCAATAAAGTAAGATTTCTTAGTATTTAATCAAAGAAAACTTATAAAAGCAATATGTAAGATTACTTATATGGAAAAAACAACTATTGGTCAGCGCATACGTGCGCTTAGACGTTCGAAAAAGTTAACTCAAGTGCAATTAGCAAAGATTGCTGGAGTGAGTTCGCCTGCTGTAACTGAGTGGGAAAAAGATAGTTATTTGCCTAAAGCGGGATCATTAGAAGCAATGGCAAATCATTTTGGGGTAACGACTGAATACATACTGACTGGCAAGGGTGATCCTAGCGCCACGCAAAAAGAGCAGTCTAATGTGGTTCCTGTGGCACCACGCATGGCCCCTGTCTTGTCATGGGTTCAAGCAGGTACGATGACCAATGTCGAATCTGTTGACATGTCCCAGGTGGAAGAATGGCTGCCACTTCCAGATGGTGATTGTGAAAAATGCTTTTACCTGAAAGTTCAAGGCTTAAGTAATTATCCAGAATTCCATGAAGGTGATTACATTCTTGTAGATCCGACACTGCCATTTTGTGACATGAACTCAGGGGATATTGTTGTTGTTAGAAAGTTTGATGACGCGACTTTTAAGCGCCTGGTGATTGAGCCAGATGGTACTAAATACCTACAGGCGATTAACCCGGAATTTAAACCAAATATTATTCCGCTTGATGAAAATTGTGAATTTGTTGGAGAGGTAGTGGATTGTATTCGCTATGTTTATCGAGCTAAGAAAAAACCACGTAAAGGTTAAGAGTTCTAACTTTCTCAATTCTCATATTGTGAATACTTTTTATTTTGGGGTGCTTATGACAAAAAAACTATTGAAATATATTGCGCTATTGGCGATTGGGTTTATTGGTGGGTGCCTCTCACCTATGTTTTTATCACTATTCTCCCCGAATGTTGCTTCACTTGATCAAGCATATTCTATAGCGAATACATATATTGTTTTTACTACCATTTTCTTTGTAGGTATTACAGTATTACTGGCTCTTGGTAGTTATGTGATAAGCCAACAATTGGCTACAACACGAGAGCAGCTTGAAACTCAAGCCCATAAAGATTTAATGAAACGTATTAAATATAGTGAGTCAATTGCTACAGATATTGTTAAAAGCCTTGCTGAAAATGGTGATTTTAAAAACCAAATAACCCAAAATATTAAAGAGCATACTCATAGAATCCTAGCCGATGCGGCGCAGGAAAGTAACAACAAGGTTATAGAGGAGCAATCCAAAACTGTTAAACTTAAAGGCATGCTTGATGGTCTGGGTAAAAGGGAGGAATCGTGAGAAATTATACAAATTACGATATAGCTAATAAGGCATACTCTTATCTTCCTGATGGTGCACAAACCAAACCTCCAATTGATATTGAAGATATTATTATCTCTAATGGTATTAAAATTCGTGAAGATGGGTCTTTAAGTGATGGTGTGATTGGTAAAATCACATTCGAAGAAAGCAAGGCTATTATCTCTATTAATCCACGAGAAAATACATACAAGTCACGCAGAAGATTTACACTTGCTCATGAATTCGCTCATTTTGTGCTTCACTCTAATGAAGGCCAGCGTGAATTTATTGATATGAGTGACACTATGTATCGGTCTGATGCATCAAATGATTATGAGGTTGAGGCCAACCATTTCGCAGCATGTATATTGATGCCGGAAGGTTCGCTTATAGATTATGCAGAAAATTTGGTTGGATATTTCAAAGAAAATCCATTGGAATTTTCTGAGGACGAATTTGTTAGGAGGCTGGCATTTACATTTAATGTTTCTATCCAATCAATGCGTTTTAGATTAACGAATATGGGCATATTGAAGTAACTATGTCATAGGCAATAACAAGAAAACCCACCCCAGAGGTGGGTTTTCTTTTGTCTATTAAATCATAAAAAATAAGTTTTCTAAAAATAAAACTAACATTTCTTACATTTCTGCTTGACACTAAAACTAAGTTTTCTTATATTTATCTCATAAACAACAAAAAGCCCCAGCGTAGCCTACGACAACTACCTGGAGCATGACCCACACCTAACTGTGAGTGAAATTATTATGAATGCAAAATTGACTCCACACAATAGCTTCAAGGTGACTCTTGTTGCTACTGCCTTAACTGTAAGCGCATTAGCGTTTGGTTGGCGTGCTGACTTTGGTACTGGCCAAGCAGCTCCAGCTCAAAACATTCAATCTGAATACGGCATCGTATCTTTAAAAATGCTTGATGACGTACGCGGTGAAGCAATCCTTAATTTAGATGGCTTTCGTTTGGAAATCACTTCGTTTGAAGTTGCTGCACATTCAGACGACTACGGTGTACCGGGTTCCGAGTTCACCAATGTAGAAGTAATAGAACTAGGTGAAATCAAGGTATTCGATGCCAATGGTAATTCTTATAACGACTTTACTGATTATCAGGATCACCGTGAAATCAACGCAATGATCGCTGGCCACATCATGAAGCATCGTCTGGTGGAGGTGCAGTCATGATCTTGAATTCTCCTGAACAAATCTTTGCTGCACTGAGTAAAGGCCAGCCGGTGATGTGGTGTGAAGAAGGTAGCCAAAACTGGTCACCTCTAAACAGCCAGGCACAAGTTAATTTTGCAGATCTGTACTCAGGCTTTCTGCAATTTAAAACTGAAGAACTGCCTATCTTCAAACTGCCGATTGAATCTGAAGTCTATGCAAAACAGGCTCGATACTTTGTTGAGTTTGTCCATCACCTGCATGGTTTTGAAGTCTACCGTGTTGGTAAGGAAAACCGATTCAGCTACTACGCTGTCCGGATTAATGGTAACCGCCCTTCTACACGTGACTACTTTGCAAATCTGGATATTTTCCGTATCGGCAATACCAGCGGTGTTTTGCAAAGCGTAGATAAATTGACGCTACACGCTTCGATTAAAAACGGGATTGAACGCGCTCGATCTGTGAAACGCAGAGCTGAATATAACCAAGTATTAGAGAGCACTGGCTTCTTTGGATCTGAAGACTATAAGAATTTTAAACGTAAAAATCGTCATCCAGGAGCTGTGTAATGTCGACTGTATTTTTTAAGAAAGCGGAACGTAAAAACGCGAAATTACGCCTTGCTCTGGCTGGCCCTACTGGCTCAGGTAAAACCTTGGGTGCGCTTCTTTTGGCTAAAGGTATTGGTGGCAAAATTGCTGTCGCTGATACTGAGAACAGTAGTGCTGAGCTATATGAAGATGTTGTTGAGTTTGAACATGCGAATATTCAACCTCCTTACACTCCTGAAAAGTTTATTGATGCTATTCAGGCTGCAGAGAAAGCCGGTTTTGACACCTTAATTCTGGACAGTATTACTCATGAGTGGTCTGGCGTTGGTGGTTGTTTGGAAATTGTTGACAAGCTCGCCAGTACAACTTTCAAAGGTAATAGCTGGGGTGCATGGAGCCAAGTCACCCCAAGACACCGCAAGTTTATCGATGCAATGCTTCAATCCAGCATCAATATTATTGTGACCATGCGCAGTAAGATGGATACCGTTCAGGTTGATGCAGGTAACGGTAAAAAGAAAGTTGAAAAGGTTGGAATGAAAGCTGAACAGCGTGACGGTATTGAATATGAGTTCACCACTGTTCTAGATCTAACTCACGACAACTATGCAGTTAGAACAAAAGACCGTACCCGAATTTTCAATGAACCCATGCTTCTTTCTGAACAAGCTGGAGTATTGCTTAAACAGTGGTTGAACTCTGGATCCGCTAATGCATGCATCAACGGTAATCAGTTCTTAGAACTTGAAGCACTTATGCAACAAGCTGGAATTGATATTGAAAAGTACTGCGCTAAGCGAGGATTGAATAGTCTTCATGATGTTCAACAGCAGAAGTTTGATGAAACATGCGCCGGTATTCATTCCATCATTCAGCGCAATCAACAAGCACAACAGGCCAATGAACAGCAACTACACGCTGAAAATGAAGCACGTCTAGAAAATGATTATCAAGCTGCATTGAAAGATATTCAGAATGCTAGTCACGTTAATGATCTAAATCGGCCTGCGGACTACTTCAAAGGCACAAAGTACGAACAACAAATTTTAAATGCCTGCCAGGCGAAATCAGATATGGAAGGATGGTCAGCATGAATATTTTAAATAGCAAAGAAGCTTTTGACGCAATGATGGCTGGCCGAAATATCATGTGCCGCGCTGTTGGTGAATTAATGGATTTTGATGATCTGTCTCAATTCCCTGCCACCATTTTCGCTATGCCGGGCTATGAGTTCTGCATCAAGGTTGAGACCATGGAGCTGGCTGGTATTACGTTTGCCAGACCTCTTAAGCTTGAGGAAATTCGTGAAGGCCAAGATGTATACGTTATCAACACTTATGGCTCATCTATCTATGTTGTTGAATTTGGCAAGATGACTTGTACAGCATTAATAGAATCTATTAATCATGGATTTGCCCAATATGATGCTGAAAATGCAAAGCTTCAATTGCAAGCAATATCTAAAGTGCTAGGCCATGAGCTAACTGGTGATTGTCTGGTTGTACGTCTTGGTGATGAAGAAAAACCTAAAAAGAAACGTTCAACCAAAGCCAAGAATGATGCTGATAATTTAAATACTCCGGCTGACTCTAATACCACTGTTGCAAATATAGAAAAACAGCCTGAGCCAGAAGTGGTTCAACCTATTGAAGTTCCAGCGGATCAATCTACTGAACTCGATGAAACAGATCCAGCTATTCTGAAAGTTATCGAAGCTATTGAAAAATGTGGTTCAGATTATGAGCTAAAAGGCGTTGAACGTAATCTGGATAGCAATCAGCACAAGCTAACTGAAACTGAATACAGAGAACTCAAAAATCGTATTGCACAAAAACGTGAACTTCTTTTTGCCTCTAAAAAGCCGGTAACAGTAGATTCTCTTAAAAAATTTGCAATACAAAGTGAAGTATGTGCTGCCTACATTGATCAAATGAAGGCATGCACCACAACAAATGAGCTGGCTGATTTAAGCAGCGCAATCATTGCGGACGACAAGCTAAATATTGATCTGCAAGAACAGTTGTGCAACCAGATCAATGAGGCAGCTAATCAATTAAACCAGCCCAAACCTAATGTAGAGCAGCCATCTGAAAACCTAAGTGTCACTGAGCTGCAAAGATTGCAGCATGAGGCTGAAAAACTAGTACAGAACAAAGCTCAAGATGAAGAATACCAAAGCCTTCTTACCGATCTTGTGGACCGTGCAAGAAAAGCAAATACCCCAGCCGAAGCAAATGCCTTAGTAGGCTATACAAAGGCTTGGTCTGAAGAACAGCGCAAACCATTAATTGATGCGATTCATAAACGCTTGGTCGAGCTCAACAAAACAACTGAACAACCTTCCCTGGCAGTACGTATCCAGAGAGCTGAAGACCTGACTGAACTGGATGCTTTAGAGATCGATGTATCAGCATGTGATGAAGTTATTCAGCCAAGATTAATGGAACTTATTGAGCAGCGTCGCATCCAGCTGGATCAGATTTCTGCAACTAGTGAAGCTCAGTGAGCTACCTAAATTCCTCTAAAACCCGAGTCGTGCAAATTCAGCACGGCTCCAGAATCAAAAAAGTTGGGGATTGAGATGATTTTCAAAATTAAAAAGAAACATGAAGCTGGTTTTAAGTTGTGGCTCGAAAAACTGGGTTATGCCAAGAAAGAACTCGCAGATGGTAGCTCTACTTTTTCAGGCAAAGGCACACGTAAAGCACTGAGCTATGTATTTTTAAAAAATGATTTAACAGGTAATGCAGCATGCCAGATGCTATTTGATGAATATGAAATGCACCTGCGCTGCCCGAATGTTTCGAATGAAACCAGCGAAAACTTAGCAAAGATTGTGGCTAATCAGATTATGAAGGTGGCGTGATGGGTATTCAGGAAGAAAGAGATTTATATCTAGCGGAATTGCTTGAACGAGAAGTAATAACCCAAGACGAATTTAGGGACCTTGTATTCAAGCCTGAAATTAATGCTTTTGATTCAAATTACTTGTCATCACGGTTTATCGATAAAATTAATTTTGGTTGGTCAGCATGGCAAGCCAAAGCCCAAGCGGTGCCGGACCTGGGTGAGCTGCAAGAAAGGATTGCAGGACACCAGTATTACCATGATGAACATGGCCACATGATTGTAGATATGGATGATGTGGTTAAGGAGATCAGCGGATTTAATGAGTGGAAGGATAAAGCTGTTCCGGAAGCAACGAGTATCGGCGATGAATTGCAATCATGGGTAGCAGTAAATTCTTTCGCCGCTTCGGATGCTGTTGGTGACTTCCCTGTTATTGATGCAAACGCATTAGCTGAAGTAATTGAAAAATTAACAGGAGCCAGCCAATGACTGAAATTCAATTAACCAACGTCCAGTTCGCGCAGATTCAGATCGATAACCTCGTAGCTAAAGACAAGCCATATCATGAAACATGGTCTGCCGGTGATGTTGGCTCATTCAATGCGATTTTAAACGCGGTGGATTATGACAATGAGTTCACGTATCACATGCGAGGCTGGTCACGTCAAAGAGTTAAAAGCGGTACTGGCGGGATTGTTACGGTAGATGAGAGTAACGCGGATCAGTTGTATCACCTGTTCACCTGCTATTTGAGCAAGTTGCCGAGTGGTGTGGTGAAGTCTTTGGGAGAAGTGTCTTGAATGCAAAAATCTTAGACCCTTGTTGCGGCTCCCGGATGATGCACTTTGATCGAAATAATTCAAATGTGGTGTTCGGTGATATTCGAAAAGAGAGCCATATTTTATGTGATGGTCGTTCCCTTGAAGTGGCGCCAGATATTGAAATGGATTTCCGTGATATGCCCTTTAATGACGGTCAATTTAATTTAGTTGTGTTTGATCCACCGCATTTGGTTCGCGCAGGTAAGCAAAGCTGGTTAGCCCTTAAATATGGAAAACCGAATGACGATTGGCGTGAAGATATTCGAAAGGGTTTTGAAGAATGCTTTCGCGTGTTGGCCACCGGTGGAGTTTTAATTTTTAAGTGGAATGAAACTCAAATTAAAGTCAGTGAAATTTTAGAGCTGACAAATCATAAACCAGTGTTTGGACACATTAGTGGAAAACGAGCAAATACGCATTGGATTACTTTTATGAAAATGCCAGATGTGGAAAGTTGTATGGAGGTGTCCAGTGAACCTAATTGAGCAATTGGGCGGGTATGAGAAGGCTAAAGAAAAAAGGGATGACATTAGCCACACTCTTGATAATAGCGAAATTTTAGGTGGTGGTGATGCTAGAGAAGGCTTATATGAAAGACTCGAATCTATAGATAAAGCCCTTCTCGAATACCGCCGCCAGCACAATATTTTTGAGGTTGGGGATAAGGTGGTTGTTTTGACTAATGCTCTTGGTAATAAGTACACATGGATGGTGGAAAGCATTGATGGGATTATGGTTGAAATTTCACAACTTGGTCAGCCCAATGAGTGGGTGCATTATTCAGAGATTGCGCACACAACACCAGAAGAAATTAAAGCAGGTAAAAGATTGGAGGTGAATGATGCAAGTTGAAGTGCAATCAACCGACTTACTTCAGGCGATCTTTGATGAGATGCAGGAGCTCAAGAGAGCGATGGCAAATCAAGATGAGCGCAGAGTGAGCATCAAGGAATTTGCGAAGCGGATGAACATGAGTGAGCCGACTTTATATGACCGGATTAAAAAGGGAGAAATTGAACAACCTCACAAAGATGGTCCACGAAGTTACTACCTTAATAGTTATGTGAATGAAGTTGTCACAAGGCATTGTAAAAGTGCTAAAGTAGCCGCTTGA